TACTAAGAGTAACGCCCGAAGACGCTTTAGGATTAAAAGCATTATAGGCTTCCTCCGCCAATTCCCATAGATTAGCATTAGACTCAGAGATTACCCCGTTAACCTGTCCATCCGGTGACTCGGGTGAAACATTAAAGTTGTCTCCGAAGATAGCCTTTACTTCTGAGTTTAGTTCTTCCAATAGAAGGTTAAGACGCTTCCTTTTAAACCCTGTACTTGATACCCCGTAATCAGACATTTATAGTCACCTTATCTTTGTCTATGAACCCAAAGGTAGTTTCAGCAGAAAACGATACAGACAATGTTCTTGATGAACCACCTTCGTAAATCATAGAGAAGTCGGTTAACCTTTTCACACCTGGAGTCCTTAAAATTTTACTCTTGAATATGGACTCTATATTGGCTAAATTTGCCGGTTTTGTAAATACCTCTTGGAAGTAAGGTACGCCCGCATCTATGTCCAGGAACCATTCTCCAAGATAAAACAGTAACCGGCTGCGAACGTGCTGCACGACTTCAGCGGCATCTTCTACGGTTTTCAGCTTACCGCCTTGTATTATCAAATCGTTATTAGAGTCTAGAGCTCTGCTTATCATACCGGAGTTCCTGTATTTTGCTCACTGTCTCCACCGGAGTCAGCCGCTTGTGGATGTGTGTGGGTACTGCTGATGTCTACCCCGTTATTAGTAACCGGCCCGGTAATGTCCACCCCTCCGGTCATTGTAGTCACTCCACCGGACCCCTGAGCCAGCGTACCGCCGACTATAACATTACCCGCTAGGGTTATGGTAGGTGCTGTTATAGTACAGCTTGTAGCGGCTGTAATCTCCGCTGTACCGCTGGCGGTTGCGCTAAGGTTTGCACAAGTTGCGGTAATGTTACCAACGGCCTCAGCTTTTATATTTGCTAGTGAGGTAACTGTTATATCTGAGTCAGATGTTATACCTATACTGGAATCATTGTTTAAAGATATAACCGCTGAACCGTCATCTTTTTTAACTTGTGTCGCCGTACCACTGTAAGAAGGAACTTTGTTTGGTAAAGAGGATAACCCTACTATAGCAGTAGCGTCGGAAAGACTATGGAACCGTTTAGCGTTCGGCTCACGTATACCGCCGAACTTATGCCAAGTGTCTATCGCACGTTCTGCAAACATAATAAGGCATTCATCACCCTTGGTAACAGGAAAGGTAAGTGAGAACCCCCCGCCCCTTGGAAACTGTATCGGTACGTTTATAAGTAGTGGTAAATTAGAAGGCGTTAGTGTCTCAGTGATACCGTCGCGCGTTATAAAGACCCGTTTAATGGTTGGTTGTATGCTGGCGGTTTGAGTAGCTGGATCAAAGCTTTCTATAATACCGGGCATGGAAGTATGGAGGTCTTTCAGCCGGTTAGCTATACCCTGTCTTATATTAGCTGCTAAAGTCGCTATCGCTGATTTCCCAATACTCATTGTATAATCCTACCTTTAACTGAGGAAAGCCAGTCACCGTCCCTTGAGTCGCCTTTAAACGTGACCTCTTGTATCTTATAAAGCCCTTCCGCCGTGGTTCTTTTTATGTTACGGAAAAACAAATTACCAATAGTAACCTCAGCGTTTAACGACTCAATAAGAAAAGCCCGGTTAGGAAGTAATCTAGGATTTAGCAACGTGGTAACATCAGCTCCAATTTCTGTAACCGTTGGGGAACCTATCATACCTGTAGCGGCTGTAATTAATACCGCCTCATCACCTTCTAACGGTTCGGTATCTGGCGTTATAACAATCTCTCCATCTTGTATACTCCAAGCAAACCCGTACTCCTCAGCAAAATTATCCATGATATCCTTGGAGGAACCTGAGAGTACTTGTCCACGTAGTTTGTCAGCTACTTGTGGTAAACCTTGAAGCGTACCAATATTAATGTCTGAGAAGGTTTTAAGGAGTTCCTCTATCGCTGATTTAACGCTAAGATTTTCGCTTAGTGTTTTGTTGAAGGTTGCGTTTTGCCAGGACTTTTCACCATCGCCTGAGTATATCGTTAGGAGTCTGTCCCTGCCTGCTTTGTTTTGGAATACGTTACGGACATCACCTTTAAACAGCAACCGCATATCACCTTCGTACCCGGCGTTTAAAACTATCTTGGTATAGCGCTCTTGTAAAGCCGACAAGGTATCTTGATTAGGATTGTACAGGGTTAACCGGGCTATGTTAGGGAAAGACAATATGCTCTTTGTTATTTCAAAACTCAACCGTAAACCCCGTATAATACGAGCTTCTCCGCCTGGAGGTATAACCGTCAACTCGTATACCCGTTTATACTGGCGAGCCATCTTGTAGCTCCTCTTCAGTTAGTATAAATAAACGGGAGAGTTTACCGAACTCATCTCTAGTAGGATCTTGCCGTGGGCTTTCCAGGTTTATGATGTAACCTATACCGATACCTAGGTTATACTGACCAAATATATCAGCGCCCGGTAGCAAGGCGATACCACTTACCAAGTCCTTACCACCAGCGGCTAAATCAAGAGACCAAACACCAGTCCGTGAGTTAAGCAAAACCCGGATATCATATTTAGTTTCTTTAATAACTATGCTGAATAACTGCTCAGGCTTAGAAGTTAAAGGTATCTCAATCATAATCCCACCCAGTCAACAACAGACTTAAGAACTGATTTATTGGTACTCTCTACCGCTTCTTTCCTACCTGTCTTTTCCGCCGGGGAAGCTTGTTCCTTGGCGGAACCTGCTTCTAACTGTTCTTCTGATAACTGAACTATCTCAGACTCAGTTATAATAACTTGTTGCAGGTCTATTGACATTCTAACAATACGGGAAGTGTTTTTGTCTTGCTGAACGCCAACATTTGTTATGATCATATTGGTGTATAGCTTTAACTTGGTTTGTATCTCAATTGGTTCCCGTTCTTCCTGTAGCTGAATAATAGCGTTGTAAGCCGCATTACTACGAGTTATATTATCAGTTGTGGAAGTGCCAAACAAACCTGTTACCAAATCAACTATCTGACCAAGTGCGGCAACGCCTAATGGAGTGTCAGAAACCTCAGCGAGTATATTAATCTGCTTAGGTTGCACAACAGCATTGTCCGTTATCTCAGCACCAAACTCTACCGGGTTATTGGTTAAGCTAACTTCGTTAACATGGCTCTCTGATATAACAGCATCTAACTGTATACCGCCTATGGACTTTTGCGTACGAATAAATAGATTCTCAAAGCTCATTATTGATCCACCGCGCTATTAAGATCTTGGCTTGTCTGCAAGAACACATCGTATACAGATTGAGCGATTTCTTCGGGGTTTCTACCGCTACCGTTAACCATTATTTCAAGCTTCTCAACTATGGTACTCGTACTGGTCTTAGAAGTTAACGGGGTATCCAAAGTACCTGAGTTGAACAAACCTACTTCACGGGTTAGGAACCCCAGACCTGCATTCTTAAGGAGGTCGTTTATCGGTCCGATTTTTTCTTCAGTTACGCCAATCTCTTTTGTTAAGAAACCAAGCCCTTTATCTTTTAACGCTTGGTTCATGGCGTCAGCGCCTTCCTCACGGAACAAGCCAAATATCTTATCCCATCCCTCAAATATTTTCATGGTTAAATCGTACACGCCCTGGAGTACACTAGCAACCGTTCTTATCTCACCCGCCCATTCAGGGTACTTCTCAAGCATATCCCCAATAAAGCTTTCCCCGCCTTCAAAGAATACCTTAGCATCTTCAACTAGCGCAACAAAAGCAAGCGCCAAAGCAGATAACAGTAGAGGCAATAAGAAGAACCCGGCGTTAGCTGCTAAAGTTGCAAGCGTTAAACCCCGCATCAGTGCGATCATTTGATACAAGTGAGTTAACACCCGCATAGCCAGAAAAGCGCCCATCGCTATAGACAGGATCTTTAAAGCCATTGTAAGTTGATCTACCCACTTCGGTATGTTCTGTTCAATTATTTTGCGGTTAGCTATCCACCAGTCGGTAAACGTACCAACCATCTCTTTCATTATTGGTGCTAGTACTCGGGTAAACAGTCTGGATATATGTTTGGTAACTGACCACAAGTCAACTAGAGCGTCATTAAACGCTGCTGATACTTTGGCATCTTCAGCGGTTGTGTCGCCTAGCGCCTTAGCCTTTACTGTCATCTCCTCTATGGCTTGTGGACCAAGTTGGAGCAGCCGTATAGAGTCTCTAAGACCCAGCTTATCAGCTAGTTCTATTTGCCTAGCGCGACCTAACCCCTGCATTTTACCAGACACTTCTTTCATCAGGTTGCTGGCGGATTTTATTTGCCCGTTAGCATCGGTGGTGGAAATACCAAGTAACCCAAAAGCCTCAACCCCAGAACCTACTCCCCTAGCCGCTTCAGAAGCCCTTAGAGACAATTCCCGGAGGGAGTTAGCCATACCATCGGCACTTCCCCCGGCAATTTGTTGAGCGTACTGTAGGGCGCTTACATTAGCTACAGTCTCCCCTATTTCGTCAGCTAGTTTACCCTGTTCATCCGATGCACGAGAAGAAGCTACTACCATACCCGTTAGAGCAGTAGCGGTGGCGGCTGCGACTTTAGCTAGATTTTTAACAACACCGACAGTCTTGCCAATGTCGTTTTTAAATTTCTTGGCTTCCCCGGAGTCATATTCAAACCCTAGACCCACCAATAATTCATCTATTAAAGCCATCTTACTTTCCTTTGGGTTTTTGGCTCATGGCTA